TGTTAAATTAACAAACATATCTGACGGCACAGGTGAAACAGATGTTTTAAAAGTAGATGCTTCAAACACAACTTTTATGACAGAAGATGGTGCTCGAAAAATTGCAAAAGTTTGGTTTTCAGTTAACACTGCTAATCCAAAATCAGCAGTAGAAATCAAATGGGCCGGCGCTACAAATGCAACTGCATTGTTTTTAAGTGGCCAAGGGTTTTTTGATTTAAGAGATGCTGGTGATGAGATAACAAATAATGCAACCACACCAACAGGTGATGTGTTATTAAGCACTAAAAATTTTGCTAACGGAGATAACTATTCTTTAGTAATAGAATTTAGATAATATATAAATAGTAGAGAGGGAATATGAAACTTATAAGAGAAGAAATCAACGACGCCGAATATATCGTAGAAGAAAAAGAAGGTAAAAAAAATTACTCTATTAAAGGTATTTTTTTACAGTCCGATATTAAAAATCGTAACGGCAGAATTTATCCAAGTAACGTTTTAATGAAAGAAGTAAAACGATATAACAAAGAATTTATCAATCAAAATAGAGCATTCGGCGAACTAGGCCATCCAGAAGGACCAACTGTGAACTTAGAAAGAGTATCACATATGATTAAGAAATTGTATCCTGAAGGCAAAAATTTTATTGGTGAAGCAAAAATTATGGATACACCATACGGTAAGATTGTAAAAAGTCTTATTGATGAAGGCGCTAAGTTAGGCGTATCATCACGAGGTATGGGTTCCTTAGTAACAAAGAACGGCCATAACACAGTAGGTGAAGATTTTTACCTTGCAACGGCCGCTGACATTGTGGCAGATCCATCTGCTCCAGATGCTTTCGTAGAAGGCATTATGGAAACAAAAGAGTGGGTTTGGAATAACGGTATTCTTGTGGAACAAGATGTAGAAGCTTGGAAACAAGAGTTAATTAAAACAAAAAGAATTGAATTAGCTGAAAAAAAGGCTAGTATATTCAAGGATTTTTTAAGTAAACTTTAATAGAAAATCAATTTATTATAAATATCACTATAAAAAGAGATATTTTAATCGATTAAAATAAAAAGGAGATTTCTCAAATGGCTACAGAAAAAACAGTAGAAGTCAAAGAGCAAACGATAACAGAACAAGAAACTGTTGCTGATGCTCCAAAGAAGAATGCTGTAGCAGCTGAACCTACTAAGCTTTCTAACGAAGCTCAAGATTTAGGCGCAGCGGTTGTGAAAGCAACTGACAGCAATCCTGACGCTACAAAAAATAATAAAAAAGTTTCTGACGCACAAAACGCAAAAGCTGCAGATGTTGACGCTAGTAAAAAACCAGACACAGAAGCTGGTGTTACTAAAGTTGCAACTCCAGGCGAAACGTTAAAAGTGGAAGAAGCTGAAAAAGAAGAAGAAACAATTGACGTTTCTGATGATGTAAAAGCATTAATCGGCGATGAAAAATTGACAGAAGAATTTAAAGCAAAAGCTGCAACAATATTTGAAGCTGCTTTGAAATCAAAAATCAAAGAAGCTAAAAAGAAAATGCACTCATCTTACGAAAGTAAGTTAAAAGAAGAAAATGAAAAATCAAAAGCAGAACTTGTTGAAAAAGTTGATTCATACCTTAACTACGTAGTTGAAGAATGGATGAAACAAAACGAGATCGCTGTTGAAAGAGGAATTAAAGGTGAAATCGCTGAGGACTTTATCAGTGGTCTGAAAAAATTATTTGAAGATCATTACATAAACGTACCAGACGAAAAATATGACGTGTTAGAAGATCAAGCTTCTAAAATCGAAGAGCTTAATAATAAGTTAAATGAGCAAATCGAAGCTAACGTTAAATTAAATTCTGAAATTGGTAAGTTAACAAGACAAGATATAGTTGATGCTGTATCGTCTGACTTAACAGATACTAACAAAGAAAAATTTAATAAATTAGCAGAAGAAATTGAATACTCTAACGCTAATGAGTTTAAGAATAAAGTAACGACTATTAAAGAGTCTTATTTTAATACATCAAAAGAAATTTCATCTAAAAGTGAAATCGATAACGTTGCCGAAGGCGAAACTACTCACGTAGATTTGTCAAACGCTATGACTGCTTATACGGCCGCTATCACAAAAACAAAGGACTCAATTAAATTGGGTCTTAAAAAATAACAAGGGAGAATAAAAAGATATGTACTTATCTGAACAATTAGTTAAAAAATGGCAACCGGTCCTTGAACATCCAGAACTCCCAAAAGTTACGGATAGTTATAAGAGAGCGGTTACAGCTGTTATCTTGGAAAACCAAGAGAGAGCATTAAGAGAAGATAGAGCATTTATGTCAGAAGCTGCTCCAACGAACAGCACTGATTCATCTTACGTACAAAATTGGGATCCAATCCTAATTTCTTTAGTAAGAAGAGCGATGCCAAATCTTATCGCATACGACATAGCAGGCGTACAGCCAATGACTGGTCCAACAGGACTAATCTTCGCTATGAGAGCAAAATATACTTCACAAGCGTCAAGTGCAGAAGCATTATTTGATGCTGCTGATACAGACTTTTCAGGAACAAACAAAGCTGGTTCAACAACTGGTGGTTTTTCATCAACAACTGATTCAGGAGCAAATCCTGCAGTATTGAATGATTCACCTGCTGGAACTTACACAACTGGTACAGGTATGTCAACTGCTGCTGCTGAAGCACTAGGTGATTCATCTGCTAACAGTTTTGCTGAAATGGCATTTTCAATCGAGAAATCGACTGTAACTGCTAAATCAAGAGCCCTTAAAGCTGAATACACAATGGAACTTGCTCAAGATCTAAAAGCAATCCACGGTTTAGATGCTGAAACAGAACTTGCAAACATTCTATCTGCTGAAATCCTTGCGGAAATCAATAGAGAAGTTGTAAGAACTATTTACATCAATTCAGAAAAAGGTGCTGTTGCTGGAACAACAAACTCAGGTATCTTTGATTTAGATACAGACTCAAACGGAAGATGGTCTGTTGAAAGATTTAAAGGTCTTATGTTCCAAGTTGAAAGAGAAGCAAACACAATCGCACAAAGAACACGTAGAGGAAAAGGTAACATTCTGATTACATCATCAGACGTTGCTTCTGCTTTACAAATGGCTGGCGTGTTAGACTATACACCTGCATTAAACAACAATCTTAATGTAGATGACACTGGTAACACTTTTGCTGGAATATTAAACGGAAGATATAAAGTTTATATCGATCCATATTCTGCAAACGCAAACACAGCTAAGCAATTCTTTGTAGTAGGATATAAAGGTACATCTCAGTATGATGCCGGAATATTCTATTGTCCATACGTTCCACTTCAAATGGTGAGAGCTGTTGGTCAAGATAGCTTCCAACCAAAAATTGGATTCAAAACAAGATACGGAATCCAAGCTAACCCATTCGCTGAAGCAGGTGCTTCAACTGCAAATGCGGTTATCAATGGTTCTGGAGCTGCTAACGCAAACAGATACTACAGAAAAGTTCAAGTAATTAACTTAATGTAATTTACTTGTTACTTACTGTAACACAATTAAAGAGGCCGTCTAAAAAACGGCCTCTTTTTTTTTGACTAAATATTAGTATGACTATTACAAACGCATTAAGTAGGCAACCGACAAAACTAGATTACGCTAGTCCTACACAGTTTAAATTTAATATAATCAAACTACCTAAGGTAGAATACTTTTGTACGGCCGTTAATATACCAGGCATTTCTATAAACTACGTAGAACAACAAACACCATTAAAAGACATACCACATCCTGGCGAAAAACTTAAATACGCTGATTTACAAATGACTTTTATTGTAGATGAAAATTTAGAAAACTTCCAAGAAATTCACGGTTGGTTATATGGTCTAGGATTTCCTGATGGTTATTCAGATTATAATACACTATTAGAAGCAGGAAAAGATAGATTTCCAACAAGTAAAGGAAGTGTGAGTAATGAGTTAGGAAAAATAAGGTACCCTGCTCCATCACAAGGGGCCGCATTGTCCGACGCAACCCTATTGGTACTTACAAACAAGAACAATCCTGTGGTAGAAGTAAGATTTAAAGACGTATTTCCT